TTTATGGCGGTGCGCTGGGTGACGGGTTTCGTCATGGCAGCGGGGGCCACAACGGGCCTGACCGGCGGGCTGGCGCTGTTGCGCGGCGCAATCATGCGCACCGGTTTCGGCGCGCTGATTATCGCTGCCGGATATCTGGTCGAAAAGTTTCTGACGCTGGTCGGCAAGGCAGGCGGGTTTGGAAAAGCGCTAGGGCTGCTGAAAAACGTGGCCGTCGAAGTGTTCCAGCGGATCGGCACCGCATTTGCAATTGTGCCAGCGGCATTTGATGCTGGATCTGCAAAGATGAAGGCGTTTTTCATCGGTGGTCTGGCCGCAATGGCGCAGGCATTTGTCGACTTCACTGCGGACGTGACGGACGGTTTAAACGCTATTTTCAATACGAACCTGCAGCCGCTTGGCGCGGGCATGGTCACGGAATTGAATCGCGTGACTGCTGCAGCTGATGCGGCAGCTGGCGCGGCGACCGGGGCCTTGTCTGGGCTGGTGGCCGCAGCTGGTGCGCCGTTGAAAAGCCTGCAGGCATTGCGCGACGTGATGGGAACTGCAGCGGATGAAGCGGATAGCCTGACTGACAGCAATGTCGATCTGTCCGGTAGTCTGGACGATCTGGGCGGCGATGGCGGTGGAAAAGGCGGATCTGCAAAGACGGCGGCGGCGTCACTCAATACATTTCAGCAGGCGATAAAGGGCGCAAAAGATGAAATCGCGCGTCTCAAGGTCGAAACGGCATCTTTGAATGGTGCCGGATCCAGCGGACTGACGGGCGATGCAGCGGTCAGCTATGCGCAGAAGCAGGCCGAACTGTTAAGCGCAGCGCAGGAGGCGGGCACAACTGTTACGCCGCAGCTGCGCACTGAAATTGATGGTTTGGCGGCGGCATACGTAAATGCAGCTGCAGCTGCAGAAAATGCTGCCAGCGGCATCACGACTGTCGAAGAAAACGCCAAAACAGGCCGCACAACGCTGGCTGATATGTTTGCGGAAATCGGTACGGGCGCGATGAAGCCGATGGAGGCGTTGCGGCAGCTGCTGGCACAAATGATCAAAGTGTCGCTGCAAAAGGCGGCGTTGTCTGCCATGTCGGGCGGCGGCGGCTTATTTGGGGCGATCGGGTCGGCGCTGACGCTGCCGGGCAATGCGAACGGCACGCCAAATTGGTCCGGTGGTCTGACCCGCATTAATGAGCGCGGTCAGGAGTTGGTGAACCTGCCGAACGGGTCGCAGATTATTCCTGCGACGCGGCTCGGGGGCATGGGCGGCGGTAAGCTGGATCTGTTCTTGCATGTGCCGGAGGGCGTCACGCTGCAGGATGTGCGGCAAGAGGCGGCAAACGTGTCGGTGCAGGTCGTGCAGAAAAACAACCAAAGTTTGATTGAAAAGCAAAGGCGACCCTAATGGCAGCGATCGCAGTGCCGGGCAGCTTAACGCTGCGGCAGATGGAAAACTGGCGGCTGGTCACGGAAACCCGGTCGCCGGGCAAGGGTCTGGACGGGTGGCAGCAATTCGTCACAACGGAAAATCGCAGCTGGGCCTGCACCTATCGCGTCGATGATGCGTGGGAATGGGGCGGATCGTCTGGCGCTTACATGGCGTTTCTTGATCAGCTGCGCGGTCCTGCTGGCACGTTTTCGATCCCGGTGCCGAACTTTAACCGGGGCGGATATGGGCTAACGGGTCCGCTGTTTGTGTTCAATGCATCAAATATGGCTTTTGAGGATGGCCAGCCAAACGCTTTGGTTTTGAATGGCGACCCTGATCTGCTGGTCGCGGTGGCCGCGCCAGCTGGTGCGCAGATCATACAGACGCAGGGCGGCGGTGCGGTGGTGCTGCGGCCGGGCGCGTTCTTTTCGTGGGCAGATTATCTTTACCGGGTGCAGTCGGTCAGCGGCGCGGCGGTCACGTTCAATCCGCCTTTGCGGTCGGCAGTGTCGGTCGGAAATAAGCTGAATGTAAACGCACCGCAGATCCGCGTGCGGTTGCCCGATGATGATGCGGCAGCGGCAGCGCATAAGTTTTCGGCCTTCCAGGGCGATTATATGCTGACTGTGGTCGAGGCGTTTCAAAGATGAGCGTTTATTTGTCTGGGCAGTCGAATCCGGCAGCGGTCACGGCAGCGCTAAACCGCGACGTGATCCAAGTGTCGCTTTTGCTGGAGCTGCAATTCGCGACCGGCACCGCGTATCTGTCAAATCGATCGGTGCCGTTTATCGATGGCAAGTGGGGCCGCACTTGGCGGGGCATGGGCAATCTGGTTGCGGCGTCGACGGTGTCGTCGGGCGACGATACGCTCGCGCCCTCCATGTCCTATACGCTGGGCATTCCGTGGGAGGCTATGACCGCAGAGCAGCGGGCCATGCAGGGGCTGGGCGTCATTCCGCGTTTGGTCGGAAGCCCGGCGGAATATGTTAATCGACCGGCGGTTTTGTGGGAGCAGATTTTTAGTGAAACCGCACGCGACGTTCATGGCAGGCCGCAGCCGGTCGGCGACCCGGTCGCCTTGCATCGCGGCGTCATGGACACGGTGTCGGTGTCGTTTGATGCATCGGCTGCTGTTTTGACGCTGACGGTCGAGGGGGCTTTGGCGCGGGCTGGTGCGCCGGTTTTTGGCCGGTTGACGCACCGCGATCAGCTGCGCCGGTATCCGGGCGATCGCGGGCTGCGTTATGTGCCGGAGGTCATGTCGACAGATCCAGTGTGGACGGAATGGTAAGCGCGGCCGATTTCATTCGGGGCACCGCTGCGGATCCGTGGCGCTGGGGCGTGAATGACTGCGCACTGTGGTCGGCGTCCTATGTCGCGGCGGCGGCGGGCCGGGATCCGGCAGCGGCGCTGCGGGGCACCTATTGCACCGCCTTTGCCTGTCGGCAGGTGCTGCTGCGATCGGGCGGCCTATTGGCGCTGTCGCGGGCGCTGATGGCCGGTCACGCGGCAGGCGGCGCTGGGGATGGCGTCTGCGTCGCGCGGGTGGCGGGGCGGCAGCTGGCGGGCATCATGTCTGCCGATCGGCTTTTTTTAAAATCTGACGGCGGCGTCGTGTCGCCGTCTGAATTTGAAATCTTGGAACAGTGGGAAATTTAAATGCCGCAGGCTTTGCTTTTTGTCGCGCAGGGCGTGTTCGGTGCTGGCGGCAGTTTTGCGCTGTTTACGGCGGCTGGCGGCCTGACCGGTCTGGGCATCGCAACCAGCATCGGCGGGTCGCTGTTGTTGTCGACGGCAGTGGCCGCATTGAATGCGCCGCCAAGTGTCGACCCGGATAATATCAAGTTGGAAATTGAGCAGGCGATCGGCGATCGCACGCGGCACTATGGCCGGGTGCGGGTCGGCGGCACGCGGGTATTTTTCCGCACGTCGGGCGGCAAGTTTTACCGGGTGCTAGTGCATGGCGAAGGGCCGATCGACGCGGTTGAAAGCTACATCCTGGACGGTGTGGCTGTCAGCATAAACGGCGACGGCTGGGTGACTGATGCGCAGTATCAAACAGATGGGAAAATCTTAGGTCTTGGCGGCGGGTCGCCATTGGTGCGTATTTTTAATCGATCGGGCACCGCCGGGCAGGGCTACTTTTCGCAGATCGCAAGCGTCTGGCCAGAGTATGACGCGACGCACCGTCTGGCGGGCTTGTGGGCAACGCTAACGATCGCGGAAAGCGTCGACGCAGAGTCCTATCGGGAAGTGTATCCGCACAATGAACCTGCGCTGCAGTTGGTCGGGCGGGGGTGTAAAGTCTATGACCCGCGCAGCGGTGTGACCGCATGGAGCGACAATGCGGCGCTTATTATTGCTGACTTTATCCAGCATCCCGACGGGTTGAACCTGTCGGGGCAGATCGATCTGGATCTGCTGGCGCAGGCGGCTGACGATTGCGACGATCAGATCGCACTGGCGGCTGGCGGCACTGAAAGCCGATATAGGATTTGGGGCAGCTATTCCCTGACGGAAAAGCCGGGCGAAGTTTTAAAGCGCATGATGCGGGCCTGTGCGGGCGACGTCCAGCTGCTGCCGTCTGGTAAGATTGGCATTTATGTCGGGCGCTGGCGTGCGCCGACAGTCACGCTGGAACGGTCCGAAATTATTGGTTTTGACGATTGGAACGGCGGGCCGGATCAGCTGGACCGATACACGGAATTGCCGTTCACATATGTCGACCCGGATCTGGCGTTTCAGGCGACGACGGGCGACCCTTGGGTCGACGCCGTGCGCGAGGCGCAGAACGGTCAGGCGGCGATCGGGCCGGAGTATGATTTAAGCATGTGCCCGTCGCCGACGCAGGGGCGCAGGCTGGCGCAGATCCAGATCGAGCGCGACAATCCTGTCATGCAGCTGACGATGCGTTTTAAGCCGTCGGCGCGGCGGGCCGCGTTTGAGCGTTACATTCAGCTGAATGCGCCAGAGCTGCCGTCGACGTTTTGGCGGGTCGCTAGTCGCCAGCTGGACCTCTCGACCGGCGGCGTCACGCTGCAGCTGCGGGGCTATAATCCGCCGGAATGGTCGTCTGCGTTTGAAGGTGAGGCACAGACGTTGCCAGAGCCTGATGTATCGCTGCCGGTGCCGGTGCCTGAAAATCCGGTCGCTGCCGGATCGGGGGTCCGGTCTGCGCAGAATGGCTACACGGCGGGCATTGTCGTGGTCTGGGATCCGAGACCGTCGCCTGCGCTGTCGCCCGCTATAAAGTTTGCGCGGGCAGGCACTGGTCAGTTTGAAGAATGGCCAGTTTCGGCGACGACGACGCGGGCGCAAATCACGGGGCTAGTCGACGGCGCTGATTACGATTTGCGGCTGTATTTCAAAACAAACGACGGGCTGCTGTCGGCTGCTGCGGTTTTTGATGGAGTGACCGCGACAGCGGCAAGCGATGCGCCAGCCGCGCCGACTAATCTGGTGGTCACTGATCGCGGGGGCGGTGAAGCGCAGGTCAGTTTGCGCACGTCGGTTTCTGAAAACCTTTGGAAAACGCAAATTATTCGCGGTGGGTCTGTCGTGGCGACGCTGTTCAATGGGCCGGATCTGCCCGCCAGCTTTATCGATACGCCGGGCGCGGGTGCCGTTTCTTATAAGGCGCGATCGGTGAACGTCAGCGGCGTGCTGAATGCCGCCGATGCCGGGCCGGTTTCTATAACAGTTACTTAGGGAAAACTAGAATGACCGATTTTCAACCGCCGATCACGGCGCGTGGACTGCTGGGGCTTGGCAATGTTGATAACACGTCGGATGCGGGAAAGCCGGTAAGCACAGCGCAGGCCACTGCACTTGCATTAAAGGCTGACTTGTCTGTGGCGCTGACGAAGGCCAGCAATCTGGCAGGGCTTGCTGACAAATCGGTGGCCTTGGCAAATTTAGGGGTTTCGGCTGTTTTGGTGCCCGGATCGAATTTATTCGACAGAACGAATCCCGGCATCATTTCCCCGATGATCTTAAATGGTCTGACTGGCGCAATGACGTCCAGCACCGGCAGCGTTGGCATCACGCATTTGATCGATGGTATTGCGGGGCAGACTTACGTCAGGTCTGGGTGGGGTGGTGCAGGTGCAGTGTCTTTCTACAACGACGCAGGCACTTTTGTTTCGGGGGTTGCCAGTGCCCCCGCATCATTCACCATGCCTGTCGGTGCATCGAAAATGCGTTTTCAGTACGCGACGGCAAGCATCGGGACAACGCAGCTTGAGATTGGGTCCGTGGCAACCGCTTACGCAGCTTTTGGGCCTGTTGTTGAAGGTGCAAAAGTAAAAACCGGGTCTATCCCCGGCACTGCGCTTGCGCCGGGTGCCGTAAATGAATTCAATCTGCCCTTCTTTGGACCCGGCAAAAACCTGTTCGATAAGGCGGCGGCTGATTTTGCGCCGGGTAAATACGTCAATCCAGCAGACGGAACACTAATCACGCACGGGTCTGCGGCTTATGCGACGACTGGTTTTATTCCCGTTGAAAATAAAGCTTATTCCCGGTCGCCGGGCCAAACGTATTGGGGCCTTGCATATTACGATGCCAACAAAACATTTTTGCGAGGGTTTTCTACAAGCAACCTTTTGACCTTCACCCCGGAAGCTGACGTCGCATTCATTCGCACGTCGATGGATACGCCGAACGTCAACACTTATCAGGTAGAGGAAGGCGCTGCGCCAACGTCCTATGAGGCGTTTGCCAATATCATTCAGCAGAAATACCTGCCGACTGCGTCGGGCGGGGTCGATACCATTTCCGTCGCAAATCCTTACCAGCCGGAAAAGCTGCGAAAGACTCACTACAAAATTGCAAAGCGAATGCTGCCTGTTCCAGAACCGGACCAGCTTAGTATTTTGCTGGCTGGTGATAGCTGGACGCATTTTCCCGGTCATTACTCGCAAACATTGGCTGAATACCTTATTTCTAAGTTTGGCGATGCTGGCGGTGGTTGGTGCGGTTTTGGTGGAACAAGCCCCGGCACTGGCCCATGGACGACAGGAACGCAGCCCGCGTATTTAAACGGCAATGTGCGTCCAGCCCTGTATCCTGTCAAAATGTTTGGCGCGGTAACGGATATCTATAACGGCGTTGCGTCGCCTGACTTAGCCTGTGCGGTTTTTGATGGTGCGGGCGAGGCGGTCACTGTCGGCATTCCGGCTGCGCCTGTTCACAATAACTGCATTCTTGTTTTCATCGGCACTGCTGACGGCGTGATCCGATACTCGTGGGACGCTGGGGCGGCGTGGACAACGGTGAACGTGCAGGGATCTGTCGGCAATACGCAGACTATGGCCTTGAATATAGGCATACCAACGGGTGCCGGAACTTTGCGCATTGAGCATGTTTCCGGCACTGCCAAGCTGTGCGGTGTCAACTTGAAGTCTGCGGCATCTGGCGTCGTCGTCCACAAGTGCGGCGGCACTGGGTCGCGGATTACGCAATGGACTGCAGTAAGCGCGGCGCAGCAACAGGCAGCATTCGCGGCACTTGCTCCTGATTTGATTTCGTACATGGATGGGACAAACAGCCAGATGGCGAATATGTCCGCGCTGACGTGGGCGGATAACCTCGGCACGCTTGTCGGCAGGTTTCGCGCTGCGATGCCGGGGGTGGATGTGCTGATCGCGACGCCGCCAGAAAACCAGCTTGGGAATTCAAGTTATCCCATGAAATTTTATGCGCCGCAGGCGCGTGCATTAGCCTCAAGTCTGCGCTTTACGTTCACTGATATGCAGGGGGCGTTTGGCGATGCTGACAATCCAACGGAATACGGAAATACGGGTGCGGTGCCGCTAATGGGCGCAGATAAGGTGCATCCGCTGTCAGCATCCGGCGGGCGGCTTTTGCTTGCCGAGTTTTTGCGATGCTTCTTAATTTGACGCAGACGCAGACGCAGACGCAGATGCAGACGCAGACGCAGATGCAGACGCAGCTGACGCGATCGCCAGCGCGTAGGGCAGCAACCCTGATCGCGCTGGCTCCCCACAACCGACACGAAGGGCATCGGCATGAGTAACAAACCAATGAGGTCATTGCGCCTGATTCTGCAAGCGGGATTGCGATGATGGCAGACGATCCGCAGCCGGGCCTTGCTGTATTTATGCGGGATGAGGCAAAAAAATGGGTCGCGCGGGCATCTTTTGCGGGCCTGACGGTCGCGATCGTGGCGGCTGCGACGCCGTTGGGCTTTAAGGTCAAAGCGATTTGGAATTCGCCTGCGGATCTAGCGGCGATGGATAGCAAGCTAGACGCGATCGGTGACACGCTGATGCGGTTGACGGGTGACGGGCGCGTGACCCGCCAGCCTGACGGTATGTCATATGTGCGCGAACCTGTCACGGTTGGCCTGCCGATCGTTTTGGTGCTTTTCATCGGTCGCACGGACGTCGGGTCGGCTTGCACGCTGCGCGAAATCATCCCGCAATTTACGGACGAAAACGACGTTCAGCGATCGGGGGTGCCGCGTAGGCCGTCGCGGCAGCTGGGGCCGGACGTGGTGCGGCGCGAACTGCAGCTAGATCCGCCGGGCGGCATGGTCGCCGGTCGAATGCGGGTGCAGCTGCAGTTAGAATATGTCTGCGGCGGCGACCCGATTTTCGAGCTAACAAAGCCGGTCTTTTACTACGCGACGCCAGCCTGACCGGGCAGCACAATTTCACGACAGAACAAAATAGCATAGCACCTTGGGGGTGATGGATGAAACTTGCGGAAATGGATTTCAGCGATCGGGGCCTGCTGGAAATTGCAGAGCATGAGGGCATCGTGCCCGCGCCTTATCTGGACAGCGTCGGCGTCTGGACGTGGGGCATAGGTCACACTGCGGCAGCTGGCGGGCCGGATCCGGCGCGTCTGCCGCGTGTGATGCCTGACGACGTCGACGCCGCGGTCGATCTGGCGATCGGGCAATTTCGCATCGATGCGGCGGGCTACGCGGCACGGGTGCGCAACGCGATCACGGTGCCGCTGCTGCAGTATCAATTCGACGCTGTCGGATCCTTTGACCTTAACACTGGCGGAATCAATCGGGCGCTGTTGACTAAGGCGATCAACGCGGGCGACCCGGATGCGGCGCGGCATTTTATGGGCTGGCTGAAACCGCCGGAAATCCGCAAGCGGCGCACCGCTGAAATGCGCCTGTTTGAAACGGGAGACTATGACGCAAACGGCGACGCGATCGCGATCTGGCGCACCGATGGCAAAGGGAGGCTGTCTGGCGTCCTGACGACGATCAGGGGCGGCGAACTGTTGGAGCGTTTGCAAGGCAAGCCAGTGCCTGCAGTGCTGCCGCAGATGGTCGACGTGTCGCCTGCGGCGCTGGCGCTGCGCCGGGCGCAGGATCTGGCTGACCAGCTAATCGCGGCGCAGGACGCGATCGGCGTCGCGCTTTCACAAATTCAAACAGCCTAGAAGGGGCCATAAAATGACCAATCGAAATTTGCCGGTTTTAAATCCGTTGAAGGCGCGCAGCACGATCGCGGCGGGCTTGGCATTGCTGTCGGTGTTTGCGCCGATGCTGGGCGGCGGGGTTGGCGAAGTTGCTGCCGACGTCGTGGCGAACGGTGACGCGATACAGCAGGGTGCGCAGACTTTCGTCAATGCCGTAAATGTAGCGATCGGCGTGGTCGGCGTCGCGTGGTTTTGGTTTGAGAGGCGCGCGCCGAATTTTCGGCTGTCATTCGCTGGTCGAACGTGAACCTTGCCTAACGCCGGATTAACAGAAAGACCCGCCGCGTCCGATTGGGCGCGGCGGGTCTTTTTTGCGTTGGGCGGTCCCTTTGTGTCAGTAATGAGAGTATTTTCGAACACGGTTGTAAAACTGTTTTCGCACGTTTGACAATAAGTATTTACGAACATAATGTGCGGTAATAGTTTCGCGCGGATTTGACTCTGTTCGATATTCTCTGACAAATGGCGAAATGATGATTGGATACATAGCAGTTGGTCCGCGAACGCCGGATGAAGCGACCCAGCGCGTAGCGTTGGATAATGCGGGCTGCACTAAGGTGATCGTGGATGATGTTGCATCCCGCGACATGCGGGATGCCCACATCGAGGCTCACGGTTTTCGCGCTGGCGATGAGGTTGCTTTCTGTCGCAGCTTTCTGATCGGCAATGGCAAACTGGATATAGTGAAGGCGCTGTCAGAGATGGGCCGGATCGGCGTCACTGTGCGCGTTTTGGACGGCACTGACGTTGATACTAAGGACCCGACGTCAATCGACTTTTTTGCGAAACAGGCTGTAACGGCTTCACGGCAGGCGACGGCCAAGCATATGCTTGCGACCCGTTCGTCAGTTGGCCGCAAAGCCAAGCTGTCAGAATTGACCGACGAACAGGACGCCACGGCGCGTTGGTTGGTGAAGCATCCCGGCGTCAAGTATCAGGTGGCTGTGGATTATGTGAACGGCCATTGCGGCCTTTTGGGTGTCGATCGGTCTGCGTTGGTGCGCCGGTATGGCAATAAATCTGACTGACACAAAGGGAGCAAGAGACATGTTTGACAAAGCAGAAGAATGTTCGGCGTATCAAGACACGTCACGGATTTGCGCTAATGGCTTCATCCAATCCATTCACTGTCAGAAGGCGGTGACGTGCAGCCAATGCGGCAATCCAAGTAATTCGGTGCCTGCCTGTCTGAATGAGGCCTTGCACCCCGCGCACCTGACCGAGGACGGCGGGCCGCGCTACTATCCAGCCAGCATCAAACCAAACAACATTTAAGGGAGGCTGACGGATGATCGGTTCAACCTTTTCTATAAGACGAAATGCGATTTTGGGCTGCGCGATGCAGTCTCTATCTGACCGGGTGTTTTGGTCGATTTGGCCCAAGCCACATGAAGTCAGGCCGGGCGTCTGGCAATCATTCCGAAAGTCGGGTGTCGGGTTTCAAGCTGAAAGCGAAGCTGATGTTTTTCAAGCGCTGGCTGATATGCGGGCAGATATGGCAGACCGGGCATCGCGCCTGATCTGGTGCTGATGGGGGCAATTTTCTATGATGTTAGGTCAGCAGTTTGAGGTCATGGCGGCGTCGCTTGGTTTGGAGCTAGGCGACATGAAGAACGTCTATAGGATTTTATATCGGGCAGGTCGCATTGAAAAGCGCGCACGCGGCGTAAATGCGAGGCCGTTGGACTTGGATGAAGTCAAGATATTGGTCAAAGAGATACTGTTCAGAAGGATACTCCCGCGGTCTCAATCGTCGTTTGAGGATTTTGAGCGCGACCCGTTCTGCAGTTATTCGGAGACGTTTGACGATGCGGGGAAGCTGATAGGTCTGATGGCTGTTAGATCATCTGTAATTGTAAGCCGAGCGTGGATCGATGCCAAGGCAATGCGCGCTCTTGTCAGCTGCGCCAGCTGATTTTTTAAGTGTTCACAATAGGAGAAATGACATGGCATTTGATACACCAGAAAACCGCCACAGATACGAAGTTGCGCGGACGCAACACGATCAACAGATGTCAGCCAAAGACCGAAATGGGGGGTCGTACCGACGCGGGTGGAACGGTTGTGATTATCACAGCGTAGATGATGATTTTGAGCATTGGTGCGCTGGTCGTGAAAACCAGCGGTCCCAAGTCCGAACATCAAACTAAGGAGACTGACCGATGAAACCTAAAGGATCGCCCGCCAAGCCGTGCGGCTGCGGATACCCGAAAAAGACTTCGGGCAAGTGCTGGTCGTGCGGCGCTGCCAAAACGAACAAACCGTAGGGGAGGCGATGCAGATGGCTAAACCTACGCCGGGGGAATTGCTGGTGATCTATCGCCGCACCTTGGCAAAGTATGAGACCGAGGGCGACGGCAAGGCCGTGGTGCAGCGGCGATTGATTGCGCGCCTTGAGGCTGATCTAAGGTCAGGTGAGGCGCGATAGGGGCGAACGGTGTGACCGTATTAGAAGAAATACCGGATCACGTTTTATGGCTGGAATTTGAGTGCGGGCGGGGTGCGGTGCCCCTGCAGGTTCCAGACGCTGTCGACGCCGGGTGCGCGACGACTGATGATGTTTTGGCAAAGTATCGCTGCAAAGATTGCGGGGCTGCGGTCTGGCAATTTAGAATAGTTTATCAGCGACCGGGTGATCGATCGGCAGTTTAGGCTGTGGGTCACAAATTGGGTCACATTTTGGGTCACGTCCTGATGGAATATCCATATAGATAAGGGTTTTCGTTAGGGGGTTAAATCCCTTCGTCTCCGCCAGAATTTCCCCCACTCAAGACAGCGTAAGCCCCTAATAATAAAGGGTTTTGCGTTGTTTTGCGTTTTGATATTTCCGCCATCTTTGTAGTTTTGGGTCACATTTTGGGTCACAAAATAGGTCACAACGTCGATTGATCGGCAGGCTGCTGGCGTGCAATGACTTTGCGATGATTATCAAACGCGGCAAAAATTACATTTTACGGCGGCGGGTGCCTTCGAGGTATGCGGCGATCGATCCGCGACCTTTTATAAAGCTGTCGCTGCATACTGACAGCGAAACAATCGCGCAGGAAAAGGCGGCGCGGGTTTGGGCTGAATTGGTCGACGGATGGGAGGCGCGGCGCGCGGGCGCTGACGGCGACGCTGATGCGGCGTGGACTGCAGCGCGTGATCTGGCCGCTGCGCGTGGGTTTCGGTTTCGGCAGGCGCAGGACGTCGCGCAGCTTCCGATCGATCAGCTGCTGGCGCGTGTCGAGGCTGTCGCGGTGCGCGACGGGGTGCCGGATCCGGTGGAGGCGCGCGCCGTCCTGGGGGGAGCCAAGCCTCCGACGATCACGATCAGCAAGGCGTTGGAATTATATTGGCCAATGGCGCGCGAAAAGACGCTGCAAAAATCGCCGGATCAGCTGCGCCGCTGGCGCAATCCGCACGTTAAGGCGATCGGCAATCTGATCGGGGTGATCGGCGATGTGCCGATCGACCAAATCAGTCACGACGATATGCAGGATTTTCGCGATTGGTGGCTGGATCGGATCGCGACCGGCGACGTCCAGCCGCATTCAGCCAATAAGGATTTTACTTATATTGGGACAGTCTTGCGCACGGTTGCGTCGCGCAAGCGTCTGGGCTTTGTGCCGCCGGTGTCGGGTCTGGCGTTTAAGGAGGGCAAGCCGGGCACGCGCCCGCCTTATTCGACGGACTGGATACGCACGCGCATTCTGCCGGGGCTGGCGGGCATGAATGCGGACGCGCGGCGCGTTGTCTTGTCGATGGTCAATACTGGAATGCGACTAAGCGAGGCTGCGGCGCTGCACCCGCATCATATCGATCTGACCGCGAACGTGCCGCATGTCCTGATCAGGGGCGAGGGGCGGCAGCTGAAAAGTCACACAAGCGAACGCGAAATCCCGTTGGCGGGCGTGTCGCTAGAAGCGCTGCGCGATGGGGGGCTGTCGCGGTATCACGATAAGCCGGGCCTGTCGGCGACGGTCAATAAATTCATGTCGGAAAATGGGCTGCAGGAAACGCCAGATCATACGATCTATGGGCTGCGTCATGCCTTTGAGGATCGCCTGCTGACTGCCGGTGTCGATGAAAGGGTGCGCCGCGATTTGATGGGGCACGCGCTGGGGCGGCAGCGGTATGGCGAGGGCGGCGGATTGCCGGTTAAGCTGGCTGCGGTCCAGCTGGTCGCCTTGTAGGCGTCAGGCTGCGGCGCGCAGGCGCTGCAAGATGGCATGATATTGCAGCGGGTCGTGGTGCGGATCGGCCGGATTTGGACGGCAGAGCATTTCGACCTTTGCGATCGCGGCGGCGATGCGCTGATCGGTCGATGCGGCGATCGGGTGTCGGGGCTGCGCTGTCATGGTGCGTTCCATCGGCTTTGTGTGGGGAGTGTGTCGCCGGTGCAGCTGCTGCCACACCGGCGGGGTGTTTAGGCTTCTGGCTTGCCCATAAAGAGAGGCAAGGCGGTTTCCTGCTTTGCCATTTGCAGCGCTTCATCGAACGCCGCATCGAACGCCTTGTCGGGGTTGTAGGCTGACAGGATAAATTTGATCGACCCGCCGTTTTTCCGGTAACGAAACCGCACTGGCATCCGGTAAGGTGCGCCACCTGCGAAAACCGGAATTGCGATAATCAGCAAATTTGGGATTTTGAGGGGTGCGCCGTCTTTGTCGCGGTGTTCGTTTAGAAATTGCACGGACTGTTCGCCGGTGTCGCGGTTGCTGGAAACCTCAAGATTTGACGTTTCGTAAACTTGGAACTGGCGCGACATGGCCAGCAGCTGCCCGATCTGACCGAAGCGACCTTCGATCTGTTGCGCAGTCGCGATCAGGCGATTTTCCCATGCTTCATTTTCGGGTGCATGTTTCAGCTGCAGGACGGGCGGTGTCGGGTCCAGCAGATCCTTTGCGTTCGCTTCAATAAATTCGCCCATGTCGTCCTTATCCAGAGGCTTGCCGGAAATTTCGGTCCATGCCTTCCATTCATCGGACAGGGGGAAGCGGTAAACGCCGCGATGATCGCAATGGCGGGCAGCGGTGTCGCCGCTTGGGTTCGGATCGAACGCGCCGCCAACGTGATAATTTGCGACGCAGGTCAGCGATGGGGCGGTGCGCGTGTTATCGGCAAACAGGGCTGACGCGTCGCCTTTAAAGCGGTTTGCCCAATCAATTAGGCTGACAAGATCCTGCAGCTGGGCCGTGCCTTTGCGCCGGGCCGGTGCGATGAATTCTGCGGCGTCGCGGATCTGTTTGGTTAGATCGTGAACAGTGCGACCTTGCGGCAGCGTGATCAGGCTGGCCTGACTGAACGGCTTTTCGATGCTACTGGTGTCGAGGTTGCCGTGTTTGCTTAGATCGCGCATCACGTCGCGCATGGTTTCGGCGACATTCGTTTTTTTGTTTTCGGTGGTCATTTAATGGCCTTTCGGTTTGTGGCTGGCGATCAAGTGTCGCGGACTTCGCCGGTTTCGGGGTCGTGGTCTGTGACGTCGCGGATGCCGGGCTGCATTCGCGCCATAAAGGGGCTGTAAAGCGTCAATTCGCCGTTATCGTTTATGAATGCGGCGGCGCTGCTGGCGGGTTTCTGCGGCGCTTTAAATGCGACTGTCGCGGTCATGCCGACGTCGCCGCTTTTGCCAAGGTTGTAGCTGACGCCGATTGTCATGCTGCCTTTTGCTTTGCCGCCGTGGTCGGCGTGATGGTCCAGCAGGTCGGTCTGCAGCTGGCGGTGGCCTTCCATAAGTTTTTCGAGAAAATCGCCGCCGTCGAAAAGGGACAGGATTTGTTCGAGGGTCCGCATCCGATACGGGTCAGGCTTTTCGGCGCTGTTGATTTTTGCGGGTGGTTTTTGGCTGGGCATCATCTGGGATCCTTTGATGGGTTAGGCCGCAGCTATGGCGGCGACGTGGGCAATGATTTGGAGGGGTGCGGCGCAGGCCAGCGCGGCGAACATGCCGACGCCGGGCCGCGCAATCATAATTGCAACGATGCCGACTTCGGCGGCGGCAAAAATTGCAAGGTGCGTCACGCTGTTGCGACGCGTGCAAGCATGATCAGCACGAACGCGCCAGCGAACAGGACAGCCGCGGTGCCGCTGTCGCTTTCGATTTTGGTGCCGGTCAGTGTGCCGACAAAGATTTCGGCGATGCCTTTGGCTGCGCATCTGGCCGCGATTGCCGCGCACCCGAAGCCTGCCAAATAAAAGAAAATGCCGACGGCGTCGCCGATGCTGCCGGGGATCATGCCGCCACCTGCGGGGCCAGCACGCGCGTCGCAACGGTGAACCAATTCCCGATCGCCTGTTCGGCGGTCTGGCCGGTCGCGGCGACGCCGAACAGGCCAATTTCGTAAAGGTGTGTTGCCGGGCGGTGCTGGGCGTTGCCGTCGTCGGGCGAAAGCCAAGTGCCGAAGCCTGTGGCGATGGCGGCGCGGATCGCGTCTGCGCGCTTGTCTGCATCGGCTGCGCCGTGCTGTTCGATAAAGAATTCGGGAAGGGTCTGCGGGTCTGCCATTTGGATCACTCCTGCGGTTATATGCAGGAGTGATACATCTATCAAAATTAGATGGTCAAGAACTTTTATCCAATTTTCATAGATTTCATCTTAGGTTAATTTTGGGTTCAGCCCTCAAGGGCGGTGCTGCATTTGGGATTGTTGTCGGCTTTTGATGGGCTTGGCCTTGCATAATATGCAGCATTTTTGCTGTATTTTCGGCGGTGGCGATCATGGCGCGGGTCAGCTGTGCCGCAGCGGTCAGTGTCAATCCAATGATCAGGGCTGTGCCCGGCAGGGCGTAAGACTGCAGCGATGCCCCTTTGCTGAACGCGATCGCTGCGACAGTGCCGCCGATCACAGCAAGGCCGAGCCCAGTGATTTCCTGCATGGCGGTTAATATCTTAGCTGTGGTGTAGGTTTGCATGGGGCGGGCCTTTGTCTGCTATCTAATGACGGTGCGCTGACTTTGTCTGGCGTATGGCGACATTGCAATCTTTGCGTGTTTGTTGCGCGACAGGCTTGCCTTGTCGTATAGATATGTTCTCTAAATGTTCTTATTATGGTTTGGGATTCTTATGTCTGATGCTCGTTTGTCAAAAATTATCGACATGGCTGATCAGTCGGGCATTTCAATTGATTTATTGGAAGTTTTGAGTAGGGGGCTGGATGATACGGCGTTCGCAATCTTTGCTGGCAACGTGTCGATGCTGCCGAGATATATGAAATCAAGAGAAATCCCGTACCTGTCCCGCAGTAGAATGGCACCATCAATGGATATGCGGTGATCGCCGCTTTCCCATTGGGAATAAGACTTGTGATTGACGTCCGCCTGTCTCGCAAAGTCGATAGATGACATCTCATAGAACGCCCGCACCGCGCGCAAGCGGTGTGCGATGTCTGAAAATCTACCGGAAACTTTCTTTTCTATCATGTGCTTAGTGTAACTTATCGCAAAAACATAGACGATCCGGTCCACATAGGATTGACAATATCCAAATTTCATAGATTTTAGCGGACATGAAAACTGTTCGCAAAATCTTCGATGAGTTGGGTCGTGATGTGGTCGGCAAGGCGCTTGGGGTGACTGGAAAGTCACTTTCGGTCGCTGCGGTAGGCAATCGCTGCCCGTCTAGCTGGTGGCTTGTCCTTTCACGGCTTTGCGCTGTGCAGGGCGTCGAATGTCCGCCGTGTCTTTTTGCTTTCAAGCCTGTGCCCTCTGAATTGTCGGACCGGGAGACGGTATGACCGCCGCCGCCCGATCCTTGTGTGTTTCCATGTCTGCCGTCTCACAAACCAGACATAGGAAAGGAACCTCAACAATGTCTTACCAAAAGTTTTCCGCAAAGCGTTCCGAAGTGCTGACGTATCGCCAGCAATTCGCCGAAACATGGCGCGATTTTATCCAAGCGAACTTTGAGAGTGCGACCGAGGCTGCGTTCGTTTTTCGGGTCGACCCGTCGACTGCTGAAAACTGGTGGCAGGGATCGAACGCGCCGCAGGGCTGGGTGGTGGCGCGTGCGCTGTCGGATCCGGCGACCCATGATGCGGCGCTGGCCGCGTTTGGTGGCCGGTGATGCGCTTTAAGTTGTTTATGGCAGAATTCTGGACGGCGACGCACGTCGCGACGTTTGGCAAGTGGTGGGCGGCTTCTGCCGCCCGTCGCCTTGGAAAACTTTCCGGTCGTCGCTGATTATGGCCGGTCACCCTATCAATAACAGCGGCAGCGTCTTGGAAAACTTTCCGATGCTGTCGCCGAAATCCCTGATCGTCGCCGCCGTTTTGGGTGCCGGTGCTGCGTCGATCGGGGTTTGCCGGGTGGCGGGGGGCGCGTCTGGGGCGCGTCGTCTGTCGCCTGACTGCCGATCCGGTGTGGCAGCGCCGATCGGCACCGGCGGGCGCGGTGCATTCCTCCCGCATCGCCCCGCCGGTTTTTTTGATTTCGGTTTTCTGATGCAGGGCGCGCAGGCCGCGTTCAAGGTGTCGCAATGACCGCCTGTCGCGCAGTGCGTCCTGTCGAAAATGCGGTGACACTGCATCTAGACGTAGAGCCGTTCGAGGTTGCGTGCGAGCCAGAATTGACCGCCTGCCCGATGCACGCGGCGGGTGTTTGTGACAATCCCGGCTGCAGCGTTGAATTCACGCCGTCGACGCCTTGGCAAAAGTATTGCGGCGACGCTTGCCGCCGCGTTGCGGTGAATGAGGCGCGCGCCGTGGGGCACAAGCTGGCACCGGCGCTTTTGACGTGGCGTCGGCATAAATATGCCAAGGCGGGCACGCCAGAGGCGGCATTGTGTGCAGCTGCGCGCCGGTATCTGACGCAGGTGCAAAGCGCATGGGCTGCTGATCGCGATCGCCGCCGCATCGCTGCGGGTGGTCGCGCATGATCGGGGTGATCACGCCTTGTCTGGCGCGTGCTGTCGTTTTGGCGCGCGAGGGCCAAACGGTCATTTACGTCGTGCCGACTGCTGCCGCGACACGGCTGTCGTCGGAGGTGATCGAAGCGCTGCAGGGCGACGTCGCTGTCGCCAGCCGCAGCCTAAACATTTTCACAATCGGCGCTGGCAGTCTGCAGATCCTGCAGGTGCAGGGCCGTGATCTTTGCGTGACGGTCTGCTGCCGATTGGGGCTGATCGTCCTGCATGTCGATGCCCGGTCGCCAGACTGGCGGGCCGAAGCGCGGGCGCTGAATGGGCACCGCTGGGGATCGATGCTGGCGGCGCGGGCTGATGGTCTGGTGCCGGTTCCCGCGTGGTCCGTTCGGGCCAGCAACCAATTTACCAATAAGGAATTTTGATCATGGCAAAGGGTCAGCTTAAAAATACGGGCCGTTTCATTTTTGAAAGCGCGGGCGGGTATCGTCCGGCGGTGCAGATGCGCCCTAGTGACCGCAACCCTTTGACGCCGGGTTGCCCGATGCATCTGCGCCGGGTCTGCGGTGTCTGCGCGCATTTCGGCGGCGACAAGATCGTTTCGGAGGGGCCGTGCGCCAAGCTGGGCGGCGATGTGCGCGGCGGGCGCAATGCTGCCGAATGCGCCGACTGGTCGCGCAAGTCTGCCGAGCCTGCGACGCAGAACGCGGGGGCAAGCTGATGCCGGGTCGCAAGTATTCCGAAGCGCAGATCGCTGCAGCTGTCGATCGCCGTGCGCAAGGGCATGGCCTGTCGCGGATCGCGGCGGATCTGGACATGACGCGCGGCGCTGTCGAGTATCACTGTTTGGCGCAGGGCGTGTCGCTTGGCGACGGGCCTGTCGTTTTCCTAAACCGCACGCGGGTCGTGCGGCGCGGCAATCATCTAGTGCGGCTGTTTACGCGGGCAGAGGATGCGCGGGCCGTGTCGATGCGCGTCGACGGTGCGACGATCACGGAAATCGCGCGGGCGATCGGGCGCAAGCCGGTATCGGTGCGCTGCCGTTTGCAGGCGCTGGCGCGTCGCGATGAATTGTCGGGGGTTGCAGCATGATCGCGCCGCAGCTGTCGATCGCGACAAGTGTCGATGATCTGCCGATCTATCCGATCGCCGCAGATGAACGGCTGGAAAGCCATTTCTTTTTGCCAATGTATTTCCGCCGCTGGCTTGGCAGCGATACGCGGCTGCTGGCTGATATGGAAGTGCGCGCCGCTATTCTGGAATTGTTTATGATCGCGCAGGATCAATCGCCGGTCGGCACGCTGCCGACGGATCACAAGCTGATCGCGCGCCTGCTGGGTATCACGTTTGAGCATTTCAAAGTGCTATGCGACCGCGAGGTTTCACCGCTGCGCCATTGGGTGCCGTGCCGTGCTGGTGATCAGGTGCGGCTGATGCATCACGTCGTCACAGAGGTCGCCAGCGAGGCGATCGACACGCGTCGCGATCGGGATGCCGAACGGCAGGCGCGCAAGGCTGCGAAGGCGGTTAAGGATCTGGAGGCGCGGCTGCGGGCGATGGGCCTATCGCGGCAGGCTGACGATCGCCAGCTGGTCGAACAGGTCGACGCGTGGTTGATCAATCATTGCACCGGATACCGCACCGAATTGGCCGTGCGGCAGGCGTTGGACGCGGTGTCGATGGGCCGTTCGTGATCTGTGCGAAAGTGTGACGGTCACACAAATTTACGAAAACGTCACGAAAATTTACGGAATTAATACAGAATTTTTCGGAATTGCGCGTGATGCGCTTTTTATTTCGCCTCTTTCCGTGACCGCTAAAAGGAAAAGAAAAGACATGAAATGAAAAGACATTAGGCGGCACGGCGAACGCAGGCTGTGGATAATTTGGCAAACGGTGCAGGCTTAGAATGGGGTGCGATATGGAAGCGCAAGACAAAGCAACAGGGCAAAGCGACAGCGGGGCAAGTGAAGGCCGGGCAGAAGCGCGTGCGCGGGTGCGGGCTTTGCTGTTCGATAGGCTGGATCAGGCGGGAATGGTGCGACCACGTCGGCAGTCTGCTGGCGATCACGATGCCATGCGGGCGCGGTTGTGCGAGCGCTTGGCGTATCTTGACCCGGTGAACCTGCAGACGCTGGCAGAATTGATTGTGCAGAACGCTGTCGATCGACCGCGCGGCGCGATCTGGTCAGAGGCTGCAATCCTTACCGAAGCGAAGGCGCTGCAGACGCCGCCACCTGTTGAATTCCCGATCGTGTCCAGCTGGCTGGCGTCCATCGAAGGTCCGCCCGCCATCGCTGGCGGTTTCGAGGTCGAATTGGGTCTGCATCTGGCGCGCACCGGTCGCCCGCCTTTGCCCTATGATATGGACAAAATTAAGTTGCAGGCGTCTGACAATGCGCGCCGGGCGACGCGGGTGCGTGAACAACTGGGGCGCGGCGCAGCTGATCCTGACGATCGGCAGTGGCTGGAATGGTATCTGCGCCAGCAGCAGCGGATCCGTGCGATTATCGATGCGGGTCAGGATAAGCGCGCGGTGCAGGGCAAGAGCGCGGGGCGGGCGGCATGATGGTCGATCGGGCAATGGTGCGGGCGTCGCGCGGCTCGGCGCGGGAAATCGGTATCTGGCCGCTGATCATCTGGGCTTTTCGGTCAGAGTTCGCGCAGCTGGACTTTGACGATCTGGCGTCAGAGGCAAGCGGGCGTCGGTCACACATGGGCATGGAAGCGATTTTGATGGAACGCTGCCGGGTCGGGTGCAAGGTCGACGGCGGTGGCCGGTCTGATCCGCACCCGGACGCCGACCTGATCGCGGCAGCGCTGGCGACGTTGCCAGAGGGCTGCGGCGGTCGGCGCATGGCGGTCGATATCGTGGAACTGGCGCGGGCCGGGCGTTGCCCCGATTGGCACGTCGAACAGTCGATCGCGCCAGTTAGCTACATGCAAAACCGTCACGGCTTGTTTTCCAATACCGCCGACGCGGCTGGTCTGGGCGATGCCGGATGGCCTGCAGTGCAGCGCACGCGGCGACGTGGCGGTGTGGCCGAGGAGCCTGTGCTATATTGCCCGGTCACGATTGTCGGAACCGCATCCACAATCGCAGCCAAGCGCCGCGCCTATCTGCAATGGTGGTCGGCGCTGTTGGAATTGCGCACGACGTTTCAGCTGGGCCGCGATCTGTCGGCGTGGGTGGTGACGGATGCGATGCCGCCGATGAAGCCTTGGCAGGCACCCTAGGCCCGCAAGTCGGTAGGCGCTGCAGCTTGCGTATGAAAAAAGACGTTGACGAATTCTAGCCCCCTTGCCATACAACACGAGACAGATTTGCGCCCGCCGGTATAATACCGCGCGGGCGCTTTGTGTTTGGGGGTGCGGCATGGCGCGACTGATGTGCGTTGCGCCGGGGTGCGATGATTTGGCGATCGATGGCGCGCCGCATTGTGATCAGCACGATCGGGCGCGGCGCGACAAGCTGATCGCCCGGCGCAAGGCAGCGCAGCAGACAGAGCACGCTGCAAGCTGGCGTGCGCTGTATAGCAATCCACAATGGGTGGCCGCGTCTAAGCGATACTTGAAGCGGAACCCGCTGTGCGTCGACTGCGGCGAACTTGGCGCGATCGTGCCAGCGCGGGTGACGGATCACATTGAGCCGCACAAGGGCGACGTGAATTTGTTCTGGCGGCGGTCGAATTGGCAGGCGCTTTGTTGTTCGTGCCACAACCGCAAAACGGCGCGCGAGGTTTTTCACGGTGCCAAGGTGGGGGGGGTATCTGAAAACTAGGGGCCCCAAAAATAGACCGGCGGGGAAACCATTTTCTTTGCGCAGGGCAAATTGGAGAAAAAAGCCACATTTTGAGGGCTGTAAGGAAAGGGAAAGGTCATGAAGGGACGTAAGCCAGACCCGATCGGAAACGTTATTCCGATGCGCGGCGACACTGCCCGCCCGGTGCCTGCTGCGCCGGAATTCATGTCAGAGCAAGCGCGGGCCGTATGGCGCGAACTAGCGCCGGATTTGGTGCAAAAGGATCGCTTGCAGCCCGCCTATACCTACCAATTTTCAGCCTACTGCGAGAGCGTGTCGAATTTCCTGCAGGCGACTGCGGTGATTGCGGTGGACGGTTTCTGGTTTGAGACGAAAACCCGCAACGGTTTGCAGCAGAAGAAAACAGCGGCATGGGGTGCGCAGCAGGAGGCTATGAACGCTATGCGGCGCGATAGTGCGCTGTTCGGTTTGTCGCCTGTCGATGAAGCCCGCCTCAAGGGCGGCGGTCAGGGCGATCTGTTTGCGGATATGATGGAGCAACTGAAGAATGGATCCGCGTGATCATGGGGTGTCGCGCTATGCTGCAGGCGTGGTCGATGGCACAATCGTCGCGGGCGATATGGTGCGGATGGCCTGCGAACGGCACCTGATGGATTTGGAAACGGGCCGTGATCGTGGCCTGTATTTCGATCCGCAGGCGGCATCAATGATCTGCAATTTCGCAAACATGCTGCAGCATACCGCCGGCCCGAAAGCAGGCGACCCGCTGACCTTAGAGCCTTGGCAAGTGTTTCGGCATGGGTCGGTATTTGGATGGAAGCGCGAGGACACCGGGCAGCGCCGGTTTGTCGACACATATCATCAAGTCGGCAAGAAAAACGGCAAGACGACTGACACGGCGGTGCCGCTGCTGTTTACGCAATTATTTGACGGCGAGAGTGCGCCGGAAGCCTACTGCGCCGCGACAACGCGTGATCAGGCCGGGCTGTTGTTCAAGGGTCTAAAGCGGATCATCAAAAAGTCGCCAGTGCTGTCGCAGCTGCTGCAGGTCCAGACGCACGAAATCACGATGCCGCGCAATGACGGACTGATCAAAGCAGTCAGCCGCGACGGCAATTCGTCGGACGGCATTAACCCGTCATTTCTGGCGCGCGACGAAATGCACCGCTGGTCAGATCGCGAACTAGCGGAAACCCTGACCGAAAGTATGATCGCGCGGGCGCAGCCGATCGACTGGGTGATCACGACAGCAGGGCACGATCGCGGGTCGCTGTGTGGCGAACTGCGAACCTATGCAGAAAGCGTGCTGCGCGGCGATGTGGCTGACGATCGGTTTTTCGGATACGTTGCCGAACCGCCTGCCGACTGCGACCCGCTGGATCCTATCGCATGGGCCAAGGGCAATCCGAACCTTGGGATTTCCAAGCCGGTCGACCGCCTGCAGGCTGCGGCAGATAAGGCCCTGGCGATAGCCGGGCAGATGCCGAACTTTCGGCGGTTTCACTTGAACCTGTGGACAGAGGGCGCTGAAAGCTGGATCGCCCGCGACGTCTGGGATCATGGTCTGATGGCCGCGCCGTTTGACCCTGCGATGCTATATGGCCGCAAGGCGTGGGTAGGGTTGGACCTGTCGAACAAAGTGGACACGACGGCGATCGTGATCGCGGTGCCGGTCGACGGTCTGGTTTATTTGATTTGCTACACATTCCTGCCCGCCGGACCAAAAGGTTTCATCGCGCGGGCGCAGACTGAAAAGCGCGAGTTTGTCGGCTGGCGGGATGCTGGCTGGCTGGAGGTGCATCACGGCGGCACGATCGACGAACAGGAAATCGAAAACAGACTGGATTGGATCCGGGCAAAATTCGACGTGCAGGAGGTCGCTTACGATCCGTGGGGCATGAAATACATGGCCGAAAAGCTGGATAAAAAGCGGTTTCCAATGCTGGAACATCGGCAGGGATTTGCGTCCATGTCGAACCCGATGAAACGATTTGAAGAAAAGGTCGCGCAAGGCCGGATCCGCCACGGCGGAAACCCGGTGCTGGCGTGGCAAGTCGGCAACGTACACCGCGACGAAGATGCGGCGGAAAACGTAAAGCCAAACAAGAAGAAATCGACGGGCCGGATTGACGCGGCGGTCGCTGCGATCATGGCGCTTGGGCGTGCCGAAGCGAATGAAAAGAAGGCGAAAGCAATGGAGGCGGCATCAGTATGATGGGCATCGGGCGGATCTTTGGCCGGGCTGCGGTCGCGGAACCTGAAATGCGTTTGGAACCGCCAGTAATGGCGGCAACTGGCGATCAGGTCAGCGGCACCGCCGTGCCTGCGCCTTGGCTGCAGGATATCGGCTGGGGCGGCGGCGGTGTGCAGTCGCGCGTTAAAACGCTGCCGCGCGTCACGCCGCAGTCAGCTGAACGTCACGCCACGGTGTTTGCCTGCTGCAATAACATTGCGGGCGATCATGCAAAGGTGCCGCTGCAGCTATGGCAGCGGGCGGCTGACGGCACGGAAAAACAGGTTTTCAGTCATCCTGCGATTTACCTGATGAACGTGCAATCGTCGCCGGGTGTGCCTGCTGTCGTCGCTCGAATGGCGATGGTCTATTCGTTCACGCTGCGCGGCGTCTCTTATGGCTATGCACCGCGCGACGGGGGTGGCGAACTAGAACTGATTGACACGCTGTTGCCTGACACAGTCAGCGTGCAGCGATCGGGCCGCGTGCGTTTTTATGATTTCGAGGATGGGGCCGGATTTCAACGCCGCGCTCGCGATCGATCCATGATCCATATGCGATACCTTGCGCTTGATGGCTGGTCGCATCGATCGCCGCTGATGGTTGCCGCTGAAAGCATGGGCCTAGCGATGGCCGGGCAAGAGGCGGCAGCACGCACGGCGTCGGGCGGCACAACGAAAGCGGCGATCGTCCTGCGCGACGATTACGAGGACAACGATGCGCGGTTGCGATCGGGGCAGCGCATCAAGGCGTCGCTGACGGATCCGACGGACGGGTCGTTTCCAATTCTAAATGAAGGCGAGGATATCAAAAAGCTGGACCTGTCAGCAGCTGATCAGGAATTGCTATCGAGCCGAAAATTCGATCGTGAAATGATTGCGGGCATTTACCGGATGCCGCCTTCAAAGTTGCAGATGCTGGAAAACGGCGTCAAGGCGAACGGGCAGCAGCAGGCGATCGACTATCTAACTGACTGCCTGATGCATTGGTCGGCGCTGATCCAGCCGCAGTATGATCAAGCACTGTTGACGCAGGCCGAACGTCAGGCGGGTCTGTTTTTCCGCCATGACTTCACAGCGCTTTTAGAGCCGACGACGGCAGAACTTTATGGCGCGATCAAGCTGGCCGTAGGCGGGCCATTTATGACGCCGAACGCTGGGCAGCGCATGGCGCGTCTGCCGATCACGCCGGGCGATGATAAACTTTATCCGCCATCCAATATGACCCGCGACGACGCGCCGGACAAAGACGCGCCAGCAACTGACAAGGGAAAAGAAAAATGACCAAGGCCACAACGATCGCGGCGCTGCTAGGTGGCAGTGCAACCGCCTTGTGCGACGCCAGTGCCGCGCCGCTGTTGCAGGCGCAGCTGCCCGCCGAAATGGCGCGGGGCGAAGCTGCTGCATCACTTGAGCCGGGCGAACGCTATGCGCTGCAGCGGGGCGTCGCAATCGTGCCGGTGCGCGGGCTACTAACGGCAAACATGTTTGCGTTTGAGCGATACATGGGCTGGTCGACCTATCACGGCATCGCCGACACATTGGCGAATCTGATGGCGTCTGATGATTGTGCGGCGGCAGTGATCGAAATCGATAGTCCTGGGGGCATGGTTGTCGGGATCCAAGCGGCAGCAGAGGCGATCGCGGCGTTCCGTGCGGTTAAGCCAATTCATGCGTTAGTGAACCCGCTGGCAACGTCTGCCGCCTATTGGCTGGCATCGCAGGCCAGCGATATCACTATGACGCCGGGGGCGATCGTCGGCAGCATCGGCACGCAAGTGCAGGCATCTAGTCCGGTGCAGCCGGGGTCGTATGGTGATCAGAATTTCGTTTTTCGGTCCAGCTTTGCGCGCGGCAAAAATGCTGATGCGTCGACCGAAAAAGGTGCGTCGCTGATCCAAGGTCAGATCGATGCGATGGAGGCAGACTTTCATGCTGCTATCGCGGCGGGGCGCGGTATTGCTGCGGCGGATCTTGCGGCGATGATCAGTGCGACGGATGATCCGGCAGACGGCGGCGGGCTGTTTGCATTCGCTGATGCGCAGCGCCGGAGGTTGGCTGATGCATTGCTAACGCGTGCCGCCTTCTATGAGCAGACGCTATCGCGCTATGCGCCAGCTGCGCGACCTGCCGGGACGCGCGCATTCGGCGCGCGCGCCGCAGCTGCTGCAGCCATCGCCGCCAGCTGATCCTGACTTAACCACAATGCAGCCCGGCATGATGCCGGGCGCGACCGAACCCCTGCCGCGCACGCGCAGGGATTAATGCCGCGTGCGCGGCTTTCATAAGGAAAGACATAATGCCAGATATCAACGATCTGCGCCGCCTGCGGGCGCAAGCTGCAGCCGCCATGCAGGCCGCTGCGGATAATATCGCAACGCTGGAAGCGGCAGGCACCGCTGCAGATCATGCCGATATGACTGCCGCCGAAGCAGCTTTCGCCACGGCGCAGGCTGAATTCGCTGCAGGCAATACGCGGGTGCAGCGTGCCGAACAGGTTGAGGCGGCGCAGGCTGCATCGGCGACAAGCGAAGCGGCTGGCGCTGGCGATCGCCGCACGGCACCCGCGATGGCAGCTAACCCTGCCGAACGCGGTATCGAAATCGGTTTTGCAGTACAGGCGCTGACAAATGCGCGGGGCGATCTTACGCAGGCTTGCGCCATGCTGGACGCTGCCGGTCATTCCGGGGTCTCGGCGGCGCTTTCCGGCGCTACACCTTCTGCAGGCGGCGTACTGCTGCCGCGTCCGCAGGCCGAAACGATCATCGAGCTGCTGCGGCCGCGCGTGACTGTGCGCGCATCAGGTGCGCGGACGGTGCCGATGCCCGCGGGCGAACTGCGTACCGGGCGGCTGGCGTCCAGTGCAACCGCGTCTTATGGCGTGGAAAATGCGCCCGCCATTGAAAGCGAGCCAACTTTCGACGGCGTCAATAAAGCATTCCGCACGCTGAAAGCCTTGGTGCCGATCGGCAATGCGCTGCTGCGGCATTCGTCGGCAGCGATCGCTATCATGGTGCGCGATGATCTGCTGAACGTCATGGCGACCCGCGAGGATCTTGCATTTCTGCGCGATCAGGGTGTCGCGGGTACGCCTTACGGTCTGAAATTTTGGACGCCGCCCGCAAACTGGCTGGGTCCGGTCGCCGCGAGCGTCGCAGCTGTCGAGGCCGCGGTGCGCGGTATGGCTTCCAAGGTCGAAGATGCCAACGTGATGATGGTATCGCCGGGCTGGATCATGCGTTCTGGCACCAAGAATTTCTTGGCGTCGCTGCGGTATACAGACACGCGCGAGAAGGTCTTTCCATCGATCGAAACGAACGGCGAACTGTTGGGCTATCCGATCCGCACGACGTCGCAGATCCCGGCAAACCTTGGCGCTGGCGGCGATGAGGTCGAAGTCTACTTCGCCGATTTTAACGAAGTGATGATCGGCGATGCGTTGAACGTCACGATCGCGACGTCGACAGAGGCTGCATACGTCAATCAGGCGGGCGACACGGTGTCGGCATTCCAGACCGATATGACCCTGATGCGGGCAATCAGCGAACACGATCTGGCACCGCAGCATGAAGCTGCTTTGGCCGGTCTGAACGGCATCGGCTGGACCCTGTAAGTCTGCCGCCTGCCGCCTGTTGATGTGATGGGCGGCAGGCACAAATCACGGTCTGCCGTTGTGGCGGATCCGGTCAATTCCTTTGGAGTGTGCCAAATGGCTAAGAATATCCTTAAATTTACAAAACCCTACGGCATCTATGTCGTCGGTGACGTCGCAGGTTTCAGCGACGCAATGGCCGAAAAGCTGCGCGGCGTGGCTGTGCCGTATGACAAGAAAAAGCACGATCTGAAAGCCGACGTCGGCGGCATGGATCCGCGCGACCTTGAACGCCAGCTGCAGGCAATCGCCGAACGCGAAGTTGCTGTCGCAATGCGCGAGGCAGCATTGAGTGAGCCGGGCGCGATCACGCCGCCGCCGGGCGGTGTCGTGCCGGTGGCAGTTGCTGCGGGCGATCCTGTCGCGCTGACGGGTGCGCCTGTCGCGTATGCTAATACCGGCAAGCAGGCGACAAGCAAACCGCCCGCAGACACGGCAGCTGGCAAGGCTGCAGAAGGGGGTCCGAAGGCGGGCGACGACGCGGCGAAGGGTGAAACCGGCGCACCGCCAAAAACTGCGACCAAGTAAACCGGCAAAAGGGGATCGATCGTGCGCGTATTAGGTGCAACACCGCAGGCGGTTAGCGCCGCTGAACTGAAGCGCGCCCGGCATCTGCCGGATGCTGGCGACGACGACGACACGATCAATGCCTATTTGATGGCGGCGCAGGCGGTGGTCGAAACCGCCTGCGCCTGTCCGATGGGGCAACGCACGGCGGTTTTCACTGTGGTCGCGCAGGGCTGGGCGCGGTGGTGGTTCCCGGTGCGCCCGGTGGTGTCGATCGACAAGATTGAGGTCAGCGACGGACGCGGCACGCTGACGGATCTAGCGATTGATCGGCTGCAGCTGTGGTCGGCGTGGCATGATCCGCAGCTGCTGCTGTCGGGGGTGCCGGGCATTGTATCCGGGGCAGAACTGCAGATCACGGCAGTCGTTGGGCATGACGTTGGCGACTGGCCTTTGCAAATGACGCAGGCGGTCAAATTGATTGCGGGCGAATGGTATGAGGCAGGCATCGCGCCAGAGGGCGCGGCGCTGTCCGAACTATCATTCGCTGCAAAAAACCTGATCCGGCAGGTGCGCTATCTGCGCCCGGTTGAATGGGGGGCGGTCTGATGGTTGCGATCAGATATGACCGCCGGATCCAGTTCTATCGCAAGGCAAAGCTGGATAACGGCTTTACGTCAGCTGCAGGCGATTTCGCAGCGTTTGGCGATGAACTTTGGGGCGCGAAAGACGCCATAAAGGACGCCGAACGCTATGCTGCAATGCAGGCCAGCGCGCAGGTCACGGCGCGTTTTGTCGTGCCTTATACCGCCTTTGCCGCATCGATCACGCGGGGTGATCGCCTTCAGTGTGAGGGTGACACCTTCGACATTACCGGAATTAAAGAGATTGGTCGGCTCGCGCGGTTGGAAATTACCGCCGGGGCGGTGGTGTCCTGATGGCGCGCGTGACGGGATTTCGTGAAATCGAAAAGGCCATGGACGGGCTGAAGAAGTCGACGGGCCGGGCGGTTTTGCGTCGCGCCGGTATCAAGGCGCTGACGCCGATTGCAGAGGCGGGCCGCGATGCCGCGCCGAAAGGTCAGGGCGATCTGAAAGAAAGCTATGGCGTCGGCACAAAGCTGTCAAAAAATCAGGCCAAGCTGCATCGCACTGCAGTGAAGGGCAAAAAATCGGCAATCGAGGTTTTCGCTGGGCCGGGTTCGCTGCCGCAGGCTATCCAAACCGAATTTGGCAACGTGACAGAGGCACCGCGCCCGCATCTGCGCCCGGCGTGGGACGCAGGGCGGGAGAAGGTGCTGTCGGACGTCAAGCGTGAACTGTGGTCAGAGATCAAAGCCACGGCGGCGCGGGCGGCACGCAAGGCGGCAAAACTGGCGAAAGGCTGACGGGATGAAAATTGAATTGCGGGCCTTAATGCTAGCGGATCCAAAGCTGGCGGCGCTGGTTTCGGGTCGTGTCGACTGGGGTGAAAGGCCGCAGGCTGACGCAGTACCTTCTGTGGTTTTGACGGCGATCAGTCCTGGCGAAGTGTATCACATGCGTGGCCGATCGAACTGGTGCGGCGCGCGGGTACAGATCGACATTTTTGCGGCTGACTATGGCGGAGGGAACGCCACGGCTGAGGCGGTCCGGGATCTGCTGTCGGGGTATTTCGGCGGCATTTTCCAAGGTGTGTTTTTGCTGGCGTCGCGCGATCTGCGCAGCGCCGGTGCCGACGATCCTGATCGCCTGTTTGGCGTGTCGCAGGATTACCAAATCAACTATTTTAAAACGGAGTGAAGAAATGGCAGAAGCAACAGCCGAAATCGGTTTCGGGACGGCGTTTGGCATCGGTGACGGTGCGGCAGGGTCGGAAGCGTTCCCGGCGCTAGCGGAAGTGATCGATATCACGCCGCCGTCGGACTCGGTCGACGTGATCGAAAAGACGCATATGGCATCGCCTGATCGCAATAAGGAATTTGGGCCGGGCCTGAATGATGGCGGTGAATGTTCGTTCGGCATCCATTTTCTGCCCGGTGTTGGCGACGATGCGCGTATTCAGTCGATCCGTACTGCCCGCGAGCTGGGCAATTACCGCATTACGTTTCCCGGCGGGGCAACGTGGACGTTTCGCGGTTTCTTGACGTCATACGAGCCAAGCGTGCCGCTGGATGATCGCATGACGGCGCAAGTCACTTTTAAGGTGACGGGCAGTTATGTTGCAGCTGCTGCGCCGGTGGCCTGATGGGGAACGCGGCAAAGGGGCAAACAAGCCTGAACGTCGACGGCGTCGATTTTACGCTGGCTTTCACTGCAAACGCGATGTGCGAACTGGAAGAAGCGACAGGCCAGAGCGTGCCGAAATTCTTGGCCGGTTTGGAGGATCCAAAAAATCCGCCGGGCTTTACGGAAATCCGCCTTTTGCTTTGGGCGGGCTTGCTAGATCAGCACGGGATGACGCTGAAAGAAGCGGGTCAGCTGATCGATGCGGTCGGGCTGGATGCGATGGGCGACAAGATGGCGACGGCGATGGCGCGATCTCTGCCGGATCCTGACGCTGCGCCTGCCGGGGCCGGGGGGGCACCCGGAAAAAAGAAGCGGGCCAGACGCACGACGTAAACTGGGCTGATCTGTTGGCAGAGTATGTTTCCGCAGGGTTTGCGCCGGATGGTTTCTGGCGTCTGACCTTGCGGGAATATGTTTGCCTTATGGATGGGGCTGGGCGGCGAATTAAGCGGGAGCATCATGCGCGGATGCATCATGCCTTGACTGTCGCGACCTTGGGCCGGGCCAAGAAAATGCCGCGTCTGGCGGAACTGACCGGAGAGCCGCGCAGCGCGCAGAAGCAATCTGCAAGCGACATGCTGGCGATCGTCATGCGCTGGGATCAGAAAATCAATAAGGGCTAAATAAATGGCGGGTGCTGTGATCGGCGCGCTGCGGGTCGAATTGGGCTTGGACAGTGCGAAATTTCAAAGCGGTCTGGCGAAAAGTCAGTCGGGATTGCAGAAATTCACGGCAGTCGCAAAGAAGTATGCTGCGGCGCTAAGTGCTGGGGCGCTTGCTGCCGCGATCACGAAAATGACCAAAAGCGGTTTGGCCTTTGTCGACAGTCAGGCCAAGATGGCACGGTCGATCGACGGCACGATCGACGGTCTGCGCGCGCTGCAGCAGGCTGGCGGCGATGCGGGGGTGAATGCCGCCGACGTTGGGTCTGCGATGCAGAAGCTGGGGCGCAAGCTGGCAGATGCTGCGCAGGATGGCGGGCCCGCTGCTGACGCATTAGCGCGGGTCGGGCTGTCTGCAAAGTCCCTGATGGGAATGGATGCTGACGCACGGCTTGCTGCGATCGCGGATAAGGCGAAAGAGCTGGGCTGGTCGGCGCAGCAAACTGCTGGGTTTCTAGGTGAACTTGGGATCCGAAATGCGTCGATGGCGCTGCTGGTCGCGCAGGGCGGCGATGCGATCCGCAACGCACGCACCGAAATCGAAGCGATGGGGCTGTCGATCAGTGCGGTTGATGCTGCCAAGGTTGAAAGCGCAAATGACGCGTTTTCCCGCATGGGGTTTGTGTCGGAGGCGGTGTCGAACCGTCTGGCGATCGCATTCGCGCCGGCGCTGCAGGCCGTATCCGTCGCATTCGTGTCCCTGATGCAAGAGGGCGGCGCGCTGCGCGTTGTGATCGAAACGCTAGGGGCGAATATCGGCACGATCGCATCGGTCGCGGCATCTTTTGCAACATTTATGGCGGTGCGCTGGGTGACGGGTTTCGTCATGGCAGCGGGGGCCACAACGGGCCTGACCGGCGGGCTGGCGCTGTTGCGCGGCGCAATCATGCGCACCGGTTTCGGCGCGCTGATTATCGCTG